GGTATATCGCGGCTGCGACTGTTAACGCTGTGAGGGCTTTGCAGTTCACGTATGTGGCTGCTCATTCTAAGTCTCGCCCTAAGCCGCCTGAGCCGTTTCCGATTCCGGGTGCTGTTGTTAAGAGGGCTGGTTCGGGTTTGTTTGCGGCTATTGCGGCTCAAAAGTTGGCGGGTAAGGAGTAGTTGTGGCGGGTGCGGGTGGTAAAGAGGTCGGTCGGGTTTCTATCCGGGTTGTTCCTGACCTGGATCGGTTTCGGGAAGACCTGAAAAAGAAGCTTGAGCAGGTTGAGCGGGAGCTTCGGGGTCGGGTTGCTGTTGATGTTGATGCCCGCCTGAAGGATTCCGGTAAGAAACTCACTGACGATATCGAGAAATCTACAAAGAACCTGAAGGCTGAGGTTGAAGCTAAGGCCACCGGCACCGAAAAGCTCGCCAAGGACATCCAGGGTGCCGCTAAAGGCTCTAAAGCCAAGGTTCAGATCGACGTTGACCTTGACCGGTTCAAACGCAGGTATCTGAACAAGTTCGAGTCTCTGATTACCGAGTTTGAGGCAAACCTGCCTTTAACTGTGGACAACGAGGAACTTCGTGACGGCTTCAAGGAAGCCGAAAAAGTCTTCAAAAAGAAACTATCGCTTCTTGACCCGAAACAGGATAAAGAAACACTTGCCGCTTTGCGGCAGGACATCGAGGACTTCTACCGAGAAGCCCGCGATTTCGGGTACGGCGAGAACCTTCTCAGTAAAGAGATCCGTTCACAAGTCAAACTGGACTTCGATGTCGCTAACGCGAAACGTGAACTTGCAGAGTTCAAAAAGAAAGTTGACGATGATTTCGCGGAGTTTAAGCGGCTAGAGTTCTTCAATAATCTGGCCCAGCAGAAACTTGAGATAACTTTACGCCCGAAGATTGAACTGTCTGAGATTAACAAGATCGACTGGGACAAGATCGGTTTCAGCCGCAGCTTGGCGATACTTGGCACAGGCGGCTTCAAAGCGGTATCTAATAGTCTTTATCAGGTCGGTTCAGCCGCTATCAATGCTGGTAAGGCTTTCGTGCGGCTTGGGCAGAACGGCATGATCGCTGTTGCTGTTCTGGCTTTGATCGCCCCGGCGTTGGCCTTGATTTCTGGCGGTTTGGTCGCTATCCCGGCTGCGTTTGCAGCCCTGACGGTTCCCATTGCTGCGATAGCGTTGGGTTTGGACGGCATTAAGAAGGCTGCGGAGTCGGTGAAGCCGCAGTTTGAAGAACTGCGTGCTGTTATGTCGCAGTCTTTCGAGGTCGGTTTCACACCGATTTTCAAAGAGCTTGCCGACAAGTTGATCCCCAGCCTGAAGAAGTCTCTGCCTACTGTTTCGCAGGGCTTGACTGAACTGTTCGGCGGGTTGACAAAGACGGTCACCGATCCGGGCAACCTGGGCAAGATCGAGAACACTATCGAGAACATTGGCAAGGCGTTGGGTAGGGCGAAGCAGGGTGCCCAGGACTTCGCTTCTGGTTTGATCCAGCTTGTCTCCGAGTTGTCGAACAAGTTCCCTGGTTTGGCTGACGCTTTCAACCGGACTGGGAAATCGTTCTTGGAGTGGGTTGACAAGATCACCACCAAGGATGCTGTTACCGGTGTGTCCCAGTTGGACACGGCGATGAAGCAGTTGGGTGACACCCTTTCCCGGTTGGGTGGTCTTGTCACTACGTTCTTCCAGAGTGGTTGGGAGAACCTGTCTAACGTCGATTTCGGTAAGTCGATGAGCGGGTTTGTGGACTCTGTTGATCGTCTGGTCAATGTGACGTTGCCGGCGCTTGCTGATGCTTTCCAGGGGATCGCTACGGCGTTAAAACCTGTTGTGGCGGTTGTCGAGGCGATTGATGCGGTACTGAACAAGTTGGGTGCCCGTCTGCCGCAGTCGGCGCAACAAATGTCTGACTCCCTTTCCGGTTTGGCTTCACCTAACAAACTTGTTTTCGGTGACAAGGTTGGTGGCTGGATTGATGAACTCACAGGTAATGAGTTCAGCAGTAAGGCTAGGGCCGCTGGGGCGAGGCTCGCCACTGACCTGTCGGATGGTTTGGCTCAGGGTTTAGAGGCTGGGGCGCAGATCGGCACTGACTTTTTTGACATGAGTCAGGTCGGTGAAGCTGTCAAACAGCAGATCAATCAGGCGATCAACATATCCAAAGAGGATCAGGCACAAGCTCTCCGTTCAGCGTTCACGCCGGGTGGTGTGGACACCGCTGTGTCTCAGCAGTTGACGCAGCAGATTACGGCTGCCATCCAGGGCGCTAAGAACGCTATGGCGAACCTTGGCCCGGAGTTGCAGACGCAGATCGACAACGCTTTGTTGCCGTTGGCGACTATCGCTGACCGGGTTGGTCAGGCTTTCTCCACAATGGGTCCGGCTATCAATAATGCGTTCATTGCGGCTATGGCTGGTGTGCGTAACACGATCACCGGCCTGTTCGCCTTCATGGTGCTTGCTATCGGGACGCAAACGTCGAAGATCAGTAACTCCATTGGTGAAGCGTTCAGGGGTGCCCCTCAGCAGGTTGGTGCCGCTCTTTCGGGTGTGGTGGCCGCTGTGGGTGCGGCTTTGACACCCGCGATTGGTGTTGTCCAGACCGTGATGTTGGGCATCGTCAACGTGGTGAATGTTGTGGGTGCCCAGGTGGCTGCGGTGGCTTCGGCGACGTTCGCCCAGTTCCCCCCGGCTGTGCAGGGAGCTATGGCACCGGCTATCGCTGCGGTGGGCAGTGTTGGTCAGCAGATGATTTCTACGATGCTGGCGTTCGTTGGTGCCGCTGAGTCTGCCGGTAGAGCTATCGGTGCCTCGTTCGCGGCGGGTATCGCCTCGTCCGCTGATCTGGTGGCCGGTGCCGCGTCTGCGCTTATGGCCGCTGCTAAAGCGTTCTTCCCGCAGTCACCAGCCGAGAAAGGCCCGTTCTCCGGGTCAGGCTGGGTGGACAACTCAGGCAAGGCAGTAGGTGAAGGTTTCGCCGCTGGGATGGAATCATCCGTAGGTGGGGTAGTTGAAATCGCCCGCGTCATGATGCAACAAGTCAAAGACGTGTTCGGCAACGCCGAAGGGCTAGTAATCAACTTCAACTTCAACCAAGTTGCCCAACCTATCTCCCAGTTCTCCAACAGCATTGCGGGGATCGGAACATCTATGGCAGGCGCTTTGCCTGCCGCCCAAGAGTTCCAGCAGACACTAGGCCAAACAGGTCAGTCTTTAGCGATGCTCGATTCGTCCCAGTCGAAGGGCCGCATCGAGGAACTGAAGAAAAGCCTGTTGGAGTTGGAGATTCAACGCAAACAGTTGGAAGCTGCCAAGGACACCCCTGGTGCCGATCAGGCCGCTATCAAAGCGCAGATCGAGCAGATCCGTAACCAGAAGAACCTGTTGGGGTTGGAGCGGGACAAACTGACTTACGCCCAGAAGTACGGCGGTCAGATGAACTCCACGACGCAAAGCTACAAGGAGCAGATCAACGGTTTTCAGCAGATACCGTTCGATTTCGCTACCGCTACCGGCAACCAGTTCATGTCCGATCTGGGTTGGTCCGGCCAGGGCGCTATCCCGTCGCTGATGCAGCAAGGGCTCGATTACGCAACCAGTTTCGTGTTCAACGTCGCGAACATGGATGACGCTTTGAGCGGCCAGAAGGTTCTACAGAACAGGCAAATGCAAGCCACCATTGGGAGATAACGTGAAACCTGACACCGTAGTCGTGTTAGAGGGTGTCAACGGGGTTCGGTTCACTCTTGCCGGCCCCAACGCCGGGGATAAAGGTGTGTACCTGGGAACAGGGTTGAAGGAGTTTTATGACCCTGCGGTGAAGGTGGTCAGCGAGGAGCCCGGTAACTATCCGGGCTCCCGCTACCTCAACCACAGGGTGCTGCGCCGCGACATGGTGTTCGCGGTGGAGATTCTGGACGACCCTTCCAAGAACCAGTCGTGGTCATCGAGGGATTCGGAGTGGCGCAAAGCGTGGTCCTTTGAGGCTGACTGCAAACTGTTTGTGACGACCACCGAATCGGGGACACGGTTCCTGAAGGTTCGGCTGTTGGAGTCCCCCCAGGTTGACACGATGATGGACCCGCGTATGCACACCATCAACCGTGTGTCGATGGTGTGTGTGGCTTACGACCCGTTTTGGTACGGCGAGGACGAGATACACACCGCTGTAACGAAAACGGACACATCGTTCGACCCGAACGCACTCAATCTGCCGTGGCCCTGGCCGCAGAACGAACTGCCCAAGGAAACAATCACCATTGATGTTCCGAAGGTTAACCCTACGGATCAGATCATTTGGCCTAAGTGGTCGGTGCCAGGTTCGACTGAGGCACCGGCTGAACCTTATGTGCCGTGGCTGCCGTGGCTGGGTGCCCCGAAGTCCAAGGCAACGATTTGGACGTTGCCCGATTATTCGTGGGAGGAAGACGCCCAGAAGAACCGCCGCCTGCGGCTACCGGGTTTGATTGGTGGTCTGCGAACCAATGAGGTTCAGCAGATCGTCATTGATGGTAGGCCCACTGGTGGGAACTTCCGGTTGAAGTTCGGTACGGAAACCACCGGGACTATTCCGCACAATGCGACTACGACGCAGATCCAGAACGCTTTGGTGGCGTTGGCTCAGATCGCTGCCGGGGATGTTGTGGTGAACCGTAACCCGGCTGTGAATGAGAAGCAGACCGTGGAGTTGACCGGTGGTGCCACAGGTGGCACGTTCCGGTTGTGCTTCGAGGACAACTGGACCGACGACATCCCGTTTAACGCTATCGCCTTGAATGTGTACGCAGCTTTGGCTGCTATCCCCCAGGTGTCGATGGTGGGTGTGACGGTGGAGCAGAACTCGCAGGACTGTGTTCAGGAAGTCCGCATTGTCGGTGAACCCACTAAGGGCACGTTCAAGTTGACGTTCGACGGGGAAACCACCGGCCCGATCCCCTATAACGCATCCAATTTGACTGTGGCGTTTGAGTTGTCGAAGTTGTCGAACATCGGCTCGTTCGACATTAACGTCACCGGGGCTGGTTTGTTCGGTGGTGGGCCGTGGTGGAAGATCGCGTTCCAGGGCAACCTTGCAGGGGTGGCTGTTAACCGTTTGACCGCTGATGCCGGGGATCTGTCCGGTGGCGCTGGGATCGCGGTGAACACCAAGATCCTCACACCCGGATTCCGTAAGTACACCATCACCTTCGGTGGCTCACTGTCCGGTTACAACGCGGAGATGTTGAAGTCGGATGCCAAGAAACTCACGGGCGGTAAGAACCCGGCTGTGGCTATCGAAACGGTGACGCAGGGTTCGCACCCGTTCCAAGTGACGTTCCAGGGTTTGTTGTCCGGTAAGGATGTTCCTGCCCTTGAACCGGCGTCTGTGGCGTTGACCGGTGGCAGGAACCCGAGGGTGACTACGGCTGTCCGGTTGGAGGGTGCTACAGCCCCTGCGGAGAACGCTTTCGTGGACACCGATCCGCGTGTGGAGCAGGTTGTGTCGGAGTCAGGTTCGGAGTTGTGGGGCCGCATGAACGGTGTCAGGTTCAAACACTTCGTTCCCCCGTACACAGGCACCAGAAGGTTCGAGGTCACTGTGTCTGGTTGTAAGCCCGGTCAGATGGTGGCGCTGCGCCTGCCGCGCCCTTGGTCACGCCCGTGGGGTTTGGAATGACAATCGTATTCAAACTATTCGGAATCCCCGTCCTCACAGTCGATGTGCTGGGCGTGGATCTTGTTTCGGACGATGAGGACGATTGCGACACCCGTATTGAGGGTGGCAGCGCACATAACTTCGAGCGGGACGTGAACCCGTTCGCACCGGAGGACCGTTATGGCTGGGAATGGGAGGACAGGCGTGGATTCGGTTTTGCAGCGCGCTGACCTTTCGGGTGGCTTGTCCAGCCTCGCGGACCACGAAAACCTGTGGGGGAAGGTTCAGGATCGCAGAGCATGGTTGGAGAAGCTGCGGCTGTCCAAACCGGTCATCGAACTTTACGACGGGGACTACCAGTTACGCGGCCAGGTGGCCGGCGAACGGTCAGGTGACTTCGAGGAAATCGAGAACGAAACCGGCACAGCCTCAATTCAACTGGGTTTGGATCATTATCTCGCTAAGTGGGTGATGAACCACAAGGGTAGGCAGAAACGTAACGTACACATCGTCATTGAGAAGCAGGGTGTTCGTTGGTCTGGCCGCATGTCGGACTACCGGGTTGTGAAAGAGGACTCCGGGGACTGCTACCTGGACATCACGTTCTTGCACGATTTCGAGGAACTGAAGCACATCCGGGTGTGGGCCAACCCGTTCCTGCGCCCGGAGTTCCAGTTCCCGAAGCTGTGGGTGATCTTTGGTCCGGCCCGGTTCTGCCTGTTGACAACACTTTTCGTGAACCTGTGCATCCGCTTGGAAGGTTCGTTGTGGTCTTTGCCTGACGATCCTCTGGACATCAACGAGTGGATGGGGCCTAGCTTTTACCCAGGTAACTGGCGAAACATTGTGAAGCCCTACCCGCTGCTAGGAGACAACACCCCTATCACGATTGTGTTCTCGCGGTTCGGTTCGTTCTATGACATGGCGAAACAAGTGTTGGATGACACTGGTTTGACTATCACTTGCCGGCGGTATCTGCCGGATCGTGACCCGCACCCGTTCGAGAACCTGATCGGTGAGCAGCAGCTACTCGTTGACCTTTACACCGCGATCCCGTTGCGCCCAGGCTGCTTGGTGTGGGACGTGGAAGACAATAACGAGTGGGGTAAGGAAACCGCGTTCGGTGGGAGCATCCTGGTCGGTTTGACCAGGGGCATCGTCCAGTTGACCTCTGACGGTTACACCGAAGGTGTGGACGTGTTCACTGGTGACCCGACATTCCCCGGTGAGTATTACACCCCGATGTTTTTCGGCACTTCCCCGCAGGCACCGCATGTGGTGTTCCAGGAGGGTGTGTACACGGGAATTAAATCGTCGGAGTTCCAGTATTTCGAGGCCACCGATACCAGCTTCTTGACGGGTGGTTCGTCGGCTCCGGGAATAAATGAGGCGGCGTCGGCGGCGGTGAATATCGGCGGCGACATCATTTCCTCGCTGATCAACAGTGCGTTGGAAGCCGCGTCAGGTGCCCCTGTCGGTGCCATCCCCTTCGAAATGCCCTCACTCGGGGGCATGCTCGATGCTGTAGCCCAAATTTTCTACCGCGACGTTCTGCTGGCATTTATGCAGGTACCGACACTGCGGGCAATGGGTATCAGTTTGCCTATCGCCGGTTTGGAGAACATAAAAACCAGTTTAGGTGACTTCCATTACTACGAGGGCTGGGCAGATGCGGAGAAAGCGTTCACGCTTGGGGCTGCGCTGGCGGTCAAGAAGCGGATGTTTGAAACGCAGGCGCACACAGCGCACACCCTTCAGATTTCCGACGCCGCGCCGTACCTGTTCGGGAGGAACGGCTACGGGCACATGTGGATCGGTTCTCGTGTCGGCACAACAGTTCTGGGTTACCCGGACCCCGACACCATTTTCGTGGAGCGGGTGAAGAAGGCGAAATACAGTTGGGGTAAGGACGGCCCTTCGGGTTGGCAGATCAGCCTGGGCTACCGCAAACCATCTGACCCCATGACCCGTGTCATGTCGGAGATTCAGAAACTAGGCAGTATCGGAAGTCAGTTAGGGCTCTTGTGATGAATGACGATTTGGTTTTTCAGGAAATCTCCGTTTCCCGGCATATCAGGCCCGATGGGGCGCAAGGCTTCTCCGTTGCGATGAATGAGAACACATCGTTCATCGAGGCTTTGGGGTTGCTGGACGCAGCCCGCTGGGAGTTGTTCAAACAGATGTCGGAAAGGTTCTCCGCATGATCCGCACGCAGGAGCAGACGAACTACCAAAACCCGCGTGAGCATTTCGTGTGGGCGTTACGCAACCTTCCCATGATCGCGGGGGTGGGTGGTATCACTCACCCCCAGTTCCTCACGCAGTGGTCCGAGCATCTGTTCAACTGCGGGTTCGCCCACCGCGACTACATTGCGTCTTTGGCGGATGAGAACGGCATGGTGCATGTCGATCAGTTGCCCAGGCAGGTTTTGGATTTCCAGCCCGCTGTGCGCGGGCCGCGCCACGCTTACAACAATGCTGCCGGGTGGGTCACTGAGGGTACGCCGGCACCGGAACCGGTTCGGCTGCCTGACATTCAGGAGTTGACGGCCAACGAGCAGCAGGCGATGTTGCAGCAGTTCGTGGATGCCGGGTTGGTGTCGGAGCCGGTGAACGGCCCCGCGTTCCTCCCGGCTGAGGTCGCTGATGAGTGACGGCTCGTATGTGATCGGCGGCGGGGATTGGGGTCAGAACGTCAACGAAACCCTTTTGAATCAGATTGTGGGGGTGACTCCGACGTGGGATGCCCCGTTGGAGCAGGTTGAACGCCAACTGTTGCGGTTACCGTTGGATGCTTTGAGGCAGTTCGAGCCGGTTTTAGGTGGGGATTTCGGCGGCGAAACATCTGCGGTGACCACCATCATGGGTGCGTTGAAAACCAAACCCGATCTGCTGAAGTTCTTCAAAGACATCATCAACAACATCGTTGATGGTTGGCAGGGCTTGGTGGAGGGTGACTGGGATTTCCTTGACATCTACGCCACGATGGAGCAGATCGCCGCCGCTATCGCCACCCTGAACTCCGATGTGGCCGCACTGTTCGCCGGGGGCGCTGATGGGATCAGCAAAACGGAGAACTTCAACCTCTACCCCGATGGTGGTCCTGGGTCGAAATGGGAAACGTGGCATAAAGGTTTAGCTGCGGAAACCATTGAGATCAAAGACGGCAAGATGTGGCTGTTTTGTTTCCCTCTGGCTACCCGCACCGGTTGGGCTAAGTACGTTGCGGAGGACACCGGCACCGACTTTCAGCGTGTCGGTGTGGTGTTCCAGGCGAAACCGCAAACAGGTTTGTTCAACCAGACTGCGTTCAACTACATCATGGGGCGTGTCGCCAAGATGGGTAACACTGACACAACTGCGACGTTCGTGTTCGCAAAGCTGGGCGCTAAGTCCGCTGAGATCGGTGTGAACATTCGTGGCACTGAAACGATCTTCAAGAAGGCTGGCTCTTTCAACTTCAACCCCGCCGCCAGCTACACGTTGCAGTGCGGTGTGAAGGGCGTGAACGGGGCTGCGGATGCCCCGTACACCTTCCGACTGTTCGAGGGCGGCACCCAGATCCTTGAGGCAATAGACACCAGCAGGATCTCGTTCGTCGGCCCCAATCACAGGTACACCGGGTTGGCGTTCGCAAACACTAACGCACTGCAGTCCGGTAAAGCCGCCCAGTTCGTCATGTTCGATTCAAAGTAGGGAGTTGTTGTGGCTGATGCCGGTTTAGTGCGGGCCGTTACCGCACAAGTAGCAGACCTAACAGAAGAACAAGTTAAAGCCGTCCTGACGGCTGTGCAACGCGCACAGGGCGGTGACCCTGTGGGCACCGTGTTAGAGGAACCTGGCACCGGCAATATCGCGGTGCGGGTATCCGATCAGGGTGTGCTGTATTGGCGTGTGACTGGTTTGGACGGCAGTGTGTCTAATGACCAGCAGGGCACCCTGGCCGGGTGGACTGTACTTAAGGCTGTCTGATGGTTGTCACACCGCAGGATTTGTTGGATGCCGGTTTGCGTTTGTGTGGGTGCCGTGAGGTTATGCCTTTGTCTCTTTACACCCCTGACGGTAAACGTGCGGATGTGGAGATAGGTGAGTGCCGGTTGTGTCATGGCCGGTTCGGGAAGATGCCTGACTAAAACAAGAAAGACCCCCCACCCTTTATTGGGTGGGGGGCTTTTTTGCGTTAAGGCGGTCTAACATCTCGTCGGGAATGTACAGGTCCGAAGTTATTACCTGAGTTCCTGGCACACGCAGTATCTTGAAGTAGATGCCTGACTTGATTAGCAACTGCCGGCGCTGCTCTACGTCGGCTGCATTCCACGCATCTGTGAAGGTTTGCCCTGTTTCTTTATAAACCCAACCGGCTTGGGAGGTCGGTAACCTTTCAAGGGTCGATATCCGAAAATCTATGGCCCTCATTTGCTCTGTAAGACGTTTTCTCACCGTGTCTGAGGTCATTGTACCCAGCAGGGTACTAATGTCGTCCAGGGCGCGTTTAGCGTCCTCTAATTCGGTTTCGTGGTTTTCGCCCTTACGGAACACCCTTTCGAGGACTTTCCGCTCCCCCACAGCATCAAGAAACGCTTCCTCAAGCAATTCCTCCACCATTCCCGCTTCCACCATCCCGGTGTGGTTATCCCGGCAATGGTAGTACCGGTAAATGTTCTTCCCGTAGTTCCTGCGGTACACCCGGTGGAATAAGGGTTGCTCACACTCGAAACACAAAGCGACATTCAGTAGCGGGGATACGTTACGGGTTCTTGATATAGGCCCGGACTTGCGGAGTTGGACAGCGGCTTGTAGTTGATCCCATTCAGCGGCGTCCAGAACAGGCTCCGAAATGAGGACAGGGAAACCCTCCGCATCCCTGACGGTTTCCCCACCGTAGGTGGAATGGCCGAGCAGGTATTTCGCCTGGGTCATTTTGAACAGGGTTTGGGGTGTCCATTTGACCCCTTTGGGGGACGGTATGCCGTCCTCGTTGAGCCGGTTGGCTACCGCTTCTACAGCGGCCCCGCCGATCAGTTCAGCGGCGATCCTGCGTATCACAGCCGCCTGTTGTGGGTCAGGTTGCAACTGCCAGCCACCCGCCGCTAGCTCTACCGGTGTCAGCCCGTAGGGGGCGTGTCCACCGGGCCAGCGCCCCAACTGAACCAGTTTCATCCGGCTTGCTTTGGTGCGTTCCACAATGGCTTGGGATTCGCCTTCAGCGACTCCTGCGAGGACGTTGGCGACTAGTCTGCCTGTCCAGTTGGACAGGTCTAGTGATTCGGTGATGCTGACAAGGATTTTGTCGTGGCGCAGCATCCACCCGAAGACCTCGTTCAAAGCGATCACTCTGCGGCTTAGGCGGTCTAGCCGCCAGATAGCCATGACCTCCCACTCCCCCGCCCTCTCCCCAAACCACGGGGAGAGAGCAGGGGCTTCCATAGGGTGAATGGAGCCGGGGCAGTCAACGTCCTCAGCCCACCCCACGATTTCGTGTTCGTGCAGGGCAGACCATTGTTCGATCAGTTCCTTTTGGCGTTCTATGCTGGTGCTTTCCGTTGTGCTGCGGGATAACCGGACTCTGCCCAAAACCTTCATCCCATCAGTTTACAGTCAGAACACTAGGTCACGTCGAGTGTGGGTTAGTGTAGATGCATTCGCTGATCGCCCACAACTACTCGTCTTGAACAAAGCACCCACATCCCCCAAGGTCTAACTCATCATCATCAAATAGCGATCCTTGTTCCTCCTGGCGTTCCCGGAAGCCCCGCAAAGTCAGACGAACCTTCTCCCCCGCCACTTGCTCCCGAAGAATAGTCACGTCCTTTCCGAGATACTGACGAAGCTCTGACTCCTGGTTTTCGTGGAAAAGATAACGCTCCCTGTTCTGCTTCAAAAGCATGGCCCACTGCGCTTTACCTGCACGTACACAAGCGCCACCGCAATTCGCGTGAGGGTAGCCCTGCTCGTAAGATCGCGGGGGTTCTATTCCCGCTTCCCGGCACTGCTTGAGCATGTCCTTTTTGTCAATTAAAGGAGGCTCACACAGAGGGGCTTTTGCCGTGTATGGCTTGTATGCGTTCTCAATCGCTGGCAACCGGTGAGCTTCAGACCAGTCAATGCCGACATAGACCACCGTTTCATTCGGGTCGCAGTTAGCTTCTAACCACTCGCGGCAAGGTCGCTGCTTGAGAAACTTAGAGCAGTTCGCCAGACGGCTATTTCCAAGAAAACGGTCATCCTTGAAGACTTGCCATATCGACCTGCCTTCTTTTAACTTCACAAGGGTGCCGCCTAGATTTGCGGCAGCCTCGTCAATGAATCGGTACACATCTTCGTCTTCTCCGAGGTGTGGGCTATCGTTTTCACCTTTGACATCAGCGAAGACAAGATAAAGGTTGTCTGTCCCATGCTCATCTACTACCCGCTTCGCGGTGGCCCAGGAACCTACCCCGCCGCTAAACATAACGACGTGTTTCATTTGCTCTCCCCCAGCGCCTTCTCTAGAGCTTTCCAGGGCAGGAAAGCGCAATTTATACGGGCAGGATAATTTCGTACACCCTGGAACGCGGCTGCATCCTCCGTCAGTCCTTCCGCAGGCTGACCCCTAAGTAGCTTGAAAAAGTTCCCAATCGCATTCATTGCCTCGTCAACTGATAGGTTAGTGACCTGCTCCGTGAGAACGCTTGCTGACGCTTGGCTTATTGAGCAGCCCTGCGTTTCGTGCGACAGTTCCACCACCCGGCTTTCAGTGATTAGGACGCGGATTTGAACTTCATCCCCGCAAGTGGGGTTGTGCTGGCTTGCCTGCCGCGTGAATGATTCACGCAATCCCCGGCCAATAGGATGTTTGTAATGGTCTAATATTATTTCCTGGTACAGCAACTTTCCTCCCTAAAAGGGTAAGCAAACAAACCCCTACATAGAGGGGTTAGGAATTTAGTTTGTAGCGGGTTTAAGAAAGGTAGATGCCTGCGGGGTGATCGTCGGTTTTCTCTGACCACACCACTTTGGGTGGCCTGGCCCGGTTGCCGCCGATCCACACGTCGACGTTGCCTCTGGTGAGCATTTCGGTGTGGAGTTGGAGGATCAGTTCAGTCAGTTTCATCGTCGGCTGTCCATTCGGTGACGTAGCGGTAGCGGGACGATTCAGGTTCCGAATACGGGTCGTAGTCCTGACGTAGCCCTAGTTGTTCGATCACCGCGTCGGCCAGCACTTCGGCGTTGCGTGTCGCTATCGACGTGTCAGGCCATCGCATGTCTGACAGCAGTCGCGGTTGCAGCACCTGGGCGATACGGGTACGTAGATCAGTCATTTCGGTTGCCTTAATCCCATCTCAGTCGCCCACGTCCGCCTCAACGGCGGCGCCACCACCTCCATTACCGGCGGTTCAGGGGTTCGGTGTTTCCAATGTGGGATCCAGTCGGTGACCCAGCGGTAATAGCCTGGATGCCAGTTGCTCCATTGTTGCCAAAGCCCTAGTTCCGCGATCACCGCGTCGGCCTGCCCGAGATACAACGCCTGGATGTGCCCAGCCAACGCATCCCACGGGTGCCCGTCCCACTGCGATGCCGCGCCGTAAATGGTGACGGCTATACGTTCACGCAACTCACTCATCTTCATTTCCTTTCGGCCACACAACCCCGTGAACACCCGCAGCCTGAATAGCCTTATCGCAGGCATAACACGGCTCCCTAGTCACATACAAAGTTGCACCCACCAAATCCTCCCGGTCGCAATACAACAGTGCGTTCATTTCCGCGTGGACCGCCACACAACGCCCTTCCCCGGTGGTGTAATCAGAACCCGGAGATACGTTCGATAATCTTCGAGGACAGTCAAAACACCCAGGTGTACCAGCAGGGCTTCCGTTGTAGCCTGTGCCCCGCACCCGGCGGTCTTTAACAACCACCGCACCGACCTTCGAGCGTTCACAGTCGCTCCTTTCCGATACCGCTTCGGCTATTCCCATGAAGTAGTCATCCCAGCCAGGTCTGCTCATCCAGCAATCAGCCCTTCCAAATCGGCACGCAACTCAGCCAACTCAGCCTCCAACTCCGCAATACGGCACTCCCGCGCGTCCTTATCGAAATCAGCCCTGTCAGCCTCATCCAAAGCAGCCAGCACAGTGCGAATCAGATCGGGGAAACACCCGTGAATAGCGGTGATGAAGTCAGCATCTTCATCCAACAGAACTGAAGCGACGAACTTATTGTCACCGTCCTCACCGACAGCGTTGATGTTGAAGAAGTAGTCTTTGCCGTCTTTTTGGTAGTCCCAGTACCGGTCTTGCGCGCCGGTGGTGGCAGCCCACATTTGGTACAGCTTGTCGAAAAACTCACGCTCATCCATTGTCAAACCCTTTCGTTCCGTTAATTCGATGATTCCGCTGGCAGCGGAATAAGCTAATAATCTGAACCGTAAAGCGATCCCCAGGAACGGCCACCGACCTCCGGGTCAGTGCCGATATGCACACCCTTAAAAGTGCAAGCCATAAACTCACCAATCTTTTCGGCACCCCAACCAGCTTTATTCGCCGGCAAAGAAGCCAAAACCTCATCGTGAATAGGCAACCGCACATACGGTGTGAACCCGGCTGCGTGCAGCCGCAACAAACCCTGCGCCGTTATATCCCTGGATGATGACTGCACCATGTAATTCAAAGCCGCATACGGCTTGTCCTTATCCACCGGAAGCCTGCGCCCAAACGGGGTAGTGATAAACCCGTCAGCGACAGCCTGACGCTGTAACCGTTGAGACAACTGCTTAACCCTGGGATATCTTGACTCGAAACCGGCAATGACCTTCCGGGCGGTCAGAACATCAATGTCGGCTTGCTCCGCGATGTTCCTTGGCCCCGAGCCGTACACGTAAGCGAAGTTCACCATTTTGCCGATCTTGCGGTCCACCCCCGAAACATCGGCGGTCATCTGGTGCAAGTCCTGGTCGGTTTGGAAAGCCCGGATCATCGTCTGGTCACCCGACAGTGCGGCTAACACCCGCAACTCTTGGGTTTGGTAGTCCACCGACGCTATAAGGTGACCTTCGTCAGCAACGAAGCAGCGCCGGATCAACCAGTCGCCAGCCGGCAGCGTTTGTGCCGGTATCCCGGTTATCGACATCCTCGCTGTGCGTGCCCTCAAAGGGTTGATTGATGCGTGGCATCTGCCGCCCGCATCTACACCAGCCAAAAAACCATCCACCCATGTTGTCCTCCACTTCCGCGCTTTCTTAGCCTCAAACACCGCCTCAGCGAACTCGTCACCAGAAGCCACCAAACGCTCCAACAACACCTTGTCAACCTTCCGGTTCCCTGTCGGGGTGAACTCAGTGAACGTGTGGCCCCTGGACTGGAAAGTGTCAGCCAACTGCTCAGGTGAGAAAATGTTTTCGCACCCAAACTGGCGTGCTTTCCATGAGTAGGCTTCCTCTGTGTCCCTGAATGTTTCGGACAACTCTTTGGTGTATTCGACATCGAGGAGGAACCCACGGCGTTCGATGTACGAACACACTTCAGCGAGTTTGCGTTCCTGCTCGATGAGTGGGCGGGACTCTTTCGGGACCAGCGGGGCCAGCTTGCGGTACAGGCGGTAAGCCAAAACAGGGTCCATCCCGGCGTACAGTTCGTACTGCGGGTCATCCAACGGCACTACCCGCCAAATGTGTTGTTTCGTTGTTTTGTGTTGCAGCCGCAACACATTCATCAACCCCTTAACCTCATCGGCCACCGCAGGGTCGATGTAGTGCCGTGTTAAGTCCTCCAAAGACAAACCGGGGCCGCCCTCCGACACCCCGCGAGGGTCCACCAGATGCGCCAGGATGCGGGTGTCAGCAACCTTGGGCCACAGTTCTTCCATCGGAACCCCGACGCACCTGTCGAACACCTGAAGGTCAAAAGCGGCGTTCTGCAACACCATCCCGTCAATGTGTTTCAGAACGGTTCTTGCGGCGTGACGAAACGCCCCACCCTTGTCTACGGGTATCACCCACGCTTCGTCGGCTGTGCCGAACTGCACCAGCCGGCACCGGAAGTCGTCGGAGTAGATGCGGAGGTCGGTGGTTTCGGAGTCCACACCGAGAACTTTGTGTTGCCGGGTGAAGTCGAGGAACGGCTGCAAATCCTCTGTTGTTTCAACCACGTTGATGACAACGGGGGTTTCGTCCACTAGCCGCTTATGCTGCTTCACTTGTGATAAACACCCCTTACTATTCTTGAAACGGTTGCCGGGTTAACTGCGTAGCAGTCCGCTATCTCGCGCTGCGTCAGATCCGATGTGCGGGCAAGGTTGCGTATCTCTTTGACCTCACGGTCAGTCAACTTCTTCTGATTATTGGGCTCCTGCAACACATCGAGTTGCTTGCGGAGTTCGTCGCGTTCTTTGATGAGTGCGTCGATTTCTTTCATCACAGCCAGCAGCGTGTTCACAAACGGTGTCCTTTCGTCGGGGGGTTAGGAGGGGCACCCAGACGGTGCCCCTCCCTACTGTCAAGTCCCGGTCAGAAGAAAATCGGGCGTGACTCGTCCCCACGAGGCGGGAAAAACCCCTTATACGGCTTCCCTGCCTTCGACACCCCGGAGCGGAACTGCCAGCCAGGGGGGCAGTCGGGTGCGTCTGCCGGCGGTTCCTGCGCCTGCTGAGGAACAGACTTCACAGGTGCCGAACCCACACCGGACCCCCCGGAGAAATGCTGGGCTGCGGACTTCACCTTGCCCATCAACTCCGACAACAACGCCGCGTTGTCCCCGGTCAACTGCTCGTAAGCATCCGGGATGTCCGATGCGTGAATAACGATCCACGGGGAATCGAACCCTGCACCACCCTTCAACGTGATGGTGATTTTCCCCTCAGCACTGCTCACGGGCCGTTCCTCCTTTTTGTCTTCGACGGTGTTGTCTGCGAACACGTCTGCGAACACATCAACGGTCAATTCAATTTCCTACTTTCATTTGTTGTTCGGCAGGTACAGGCTGTACTTGCCGTGCTTGTAGAGGTAGTGTTCACTACCTCTTGGAACCCAGTGCCTACCCTTCGCATCCCTGTCTGCGGAGTTCTCAGCGGGTGTGCCCAAGAACAGGTGAGAAGGGTTGCAGCACTTCGGAACATCACATGTGTGGCAGACGAACATCCCAGGAGGGATGTCGCCTACCCACAGTTGGTACGCAGCCCTATGAGCCTGTACCGACTTGCGGCTGCCGTTGATTTTGAGATAGGCGTAGCGCCTTCCGGACTGGCCTTGAAACAACCAGCATCCGTTCTCGTCCTTAACTAGTCTTCGACGTAGCCGTTCCTCAACAGGGATAACCGGATAAGGCATCAGCGCACCGGGCACCCTCCGGTTCCACAGTCTTCCGAAATACCGTCAGAAACCTGCTTCGCCACTGCTGACTCATATTCCCAACGGCTTAACCTTTCATACGGAGACTGTGGCATGGATGCCTCCGGAAATATGGTGCAGCCTTTTAGCCTTCCGGCGAACTGCCGTATCTGCTCTTCAACATGGTCAGAGCTGTATTGCTGCGGATCAACATTCGCTGTGAAGCTGACAGCGTTGTCAGCCCAATACGCCTGATACAACGCCTGGAAGCGCAGCATGTCATGAAGCGGCAGATCGCTGGCAGCCTCCACAATGCTTTCGCCTTCATCTCCGAACCTGTCAGTGACAGCCTGAACAAGCGTGTCCTTTGTGGGGATGGAGATGACAGCGGTGTTGGCTGCGTACTGGCAGTCCTCAACCTCGAACCCGTCAGCCTCGTACTGCTTCAGCATCATCACCTGATCGGGGTCCACCTTCGACAACCGCACCCTGCGGATGAAATACTTCGCAAAGATGGGGTGGACTCCCTCAGACACACCAGGCATTTTGGCGATAGTGCCTGTCGGTGCGATGGTGCGCTTCTTGACCGGCACAGGGATTCGGAGTTCGTGGCAGAACGCCGAAGCCGAGTAATCCACCGTTGTTGCAAGCTGATTCAGCAGGGCTTGGAACTCCCGGCTGTCCGGGGCTTTGGAATACTTCAACCCCGACATGGCGAGGAATGAGGCAACCCCGAAGTGCCCGACACCGATGCGCCGGTTGCGGTCCAGAACCTCACGGGATTTCGGGTCACCCACAGCGGAGAAGGTGGCCCGGATGAGGAACCGGGTCATCAACTGGTGCGCCTTGTCCATCCCGAAGGTGTCCACCCTGCCGTGTTCGTCCACGAACCCGGCCAGGTTCACATGGCCGAGGTTGCACGGCTCCCACGGCTCCAAGGTGATTTCGCCGCAAGGATTGGTGCAGACAACCTCGTTGGGTTCACCGACGTTGGACAGGGATGAGTCCCAGAACCCCGGTTCTCCGTTGTTCACCATGCCCCGCGATAGGGCTTTCAGTACCCGGGCGGCTAACCATGCGGAACCTTGCTGGGCCTGATACCAGAACTTGTCATCAACCTCAACACTGATGTTGGTTGTCCAGTGCGACAAAGATTGCTGCTTGATGTCGATGAACTTTTCGATCTGCGGGTCAGCCCAGTGCATCATTGCCATTCGTGCGGATCGCCGCACACCGCCAGCGACAACGCACTGCGCGATTGCGTGGTCGATTTCCATAGCGGAGATACCGTCAAGCATTTCGAGGTCAACCGCCAAGCGGTTGAACACCTGCGAAACATCAATCAGCATCTTCGCCAACGGCAAAGGCCCGGAAGCCCTACCACCAAAGGTTTTCAGCTTGGAGCCTGCGGATCGGACACGGGACACGTCGTACACACGGTTGGTATGTTCGACAACAGGGTTGTAGTGGGTGTCGATCAGATCCACTAAGGCGGCAGCCCACCCCTCGCGGGAGTCCTCGATCTTGAACGCCCCGAACCAGTCCGGGTCATAGGTTTCCGACAGCAACCCGGCAGCTTTCATGTCGTCGTAGTCCGCATGTTCCGGGTCGCAAACGATTTCAACCTTGAGTGCCTGCTTCACCAACGGGTACCGGGACAGATACTTGTTGCTGTAGTTGGCACCTACCCCGCCGCCCTCCATTAACCGCATGAAGGTGAACTCGAAGTGATCGGCGGGCTCATCGGTCCACCCGGCAACCCAGCAGTTGAACAGGTGTTCAGCGTTCTTCACACCGGACGCCCACAAGTGCCGGCCAGCGGGCAGGATCTTGAAGTCGAGCATCATGTCGATCAACTGTTGGCGTTCATCCTCAAGCTGGTAACGCTCATCGACCAAGGCGAGGTTGCCGTCTACTACCCGTTCGACGGTTTGCGGCCAGGTTTCTTTTGTGCCGTCTGGGAGGGTTCGGCTGTAGGTGCGTTCGTAAACGAGTTGCCCTGTGGGTCCAAAGTTAGTCATGCAATCTCTTTCATCATCATGTAGGTGCCTCCGCAGTACATTTGGAGGTCATCGAGAGGCCAGTTGTTAACCAGCATTGGTTTCTCATGGGGGAACAGATCGGGGAAGATCAGTGAGCGGTAAAGCTCCGATCTGCCCATCCCGTTGAATACAGGATCAATGATATTCATTGTCCTCCTCCGGTTCCCTAATGTCCAGTTGTTTAGCTTTTCTGTGGTCTTCGAGGATCAGGTCGATGTTGTTGAGCCCGGTTTGCGGGTCGATGTATTCGTTCACCGTCCACTAGCCCTGGCTTGGTTTTGAAGCCGTTGCACGGCTTCGCTGCTGTCGTCGTCCCAATCGGTTTTCGATATCTGTCGGGCTTTGGCTGCACTGATCTTTGCGCGGCTCCCAGGGCCGGCGTTCGGCTGGTTTTTGAAGGACCGGTTCATTTCCGTTGTGAGGGCTTCCAGAGCGCGACTCACCTGGGTTTTGTCGTATCCAGATGTGGGAGTGATGTTTTGCACATACTTAGACCATAAGCATTCCCGATACTCTTGGCTGATTCCATCGAGGGATTGGTGAAGGTCTTGGAACGCAGACGATTTAGTGGAGTTGCCGCGCAATCCTCCCTTTTCCAGCATCCGTTTCACTTCGTTGACCGAGTACCGGAAATTGCCCGAGAAAACCTCGTAGTCCAGCCGCTCTTTGGAAGCGATCTGATGCCCGATAGCGATGATCGCGTTCAGCCGATCCTTCGGGCTGAACTCATCTAGCAGCTTGTCCAATGAGCCTGGACGTTCCATCAGATGCAAAGTGATGTCCTGCTGAATGTCGTCTTCATCAACCACCGTGGGCCACTGATAAGCCACAGTTTTAGCGGCCTTACCGATCAGATCAGCCAACTCCTCAATCCGGTTACCTACTGTCAAGTCAGACCTCCCATGTGTGACCATCAACTGTGAACCTTCCTTTCGTGATCGGAACCAACTCCGGTTTAACATGCCCACCATCAACGGTGAGCAGGGCGAACCCCATCTGCCAGTCACCCGTCCCACCCTTCAAATACTGGGCGAGTTTCTGGTTCATCAAATGACCAACCTCAACACCTGTGATCTGCCGGGTGATGTTCCCGGCGAAACCGTTCGTCTTCGAGCACACACCCATCCTGTGCGTGTGACCCATCACGACACTTGTTGAGAACTTCACCGCCGCGTTCAACGCGGTGTTGCCGGCAACCCTGGACAAGCTGATCTGGCCCCGATGCCCGTGAGTGGTGATCCACCCAGGTGCGATCTTGTTGAACTCAGGTAACAGTGTAACCTCGAACTGCCTAAAGTCAAGTAGCGTGTCAAGGTTGAACGCCCCGGACTCAGCCAGCGCCGGCGCATACTTGGCTAGGTATGTGCGTGGCCGTTCGTCGTGGTTGCCTTCGTGGACACCGACTGGGCCTGCATATACTTTGCGTAGCGGTTCGAGGAACACTTGTTTGGCTTGTTCGGAGTCAGCGAACACAGATCCCTCGAACTCGCCGGCGGTTCCTTTGTTCCACCTGGACGGCTGAGGGTAATCCATCAGATCACCGATGTGGATTACCTCGTCGGGTTGCAGGTCACCTATGGCTTTGATTACCGCTTTGAGTGCTTTACGATCATGGTATGGGATTTGGGTGTCGGAGATAACGAAGATTCGTTTACTCATTTTCCAGCCTGTCTATTTCGCGGTCCAAGTACCACCGGGCTTTGTAAAGGTCTTCTAGTTCGTCTGTTTTTCTTCCAGCCCTGGCAACGTATTTCACTATGTTGCCCCGGCAGAAGTTGAGTTGTTCGGTGAGGTCGATGACTTGGATTCGGTTGAATTGGTAGTGATCGGGTGATACAGGGTCACTCATCAGCGTCCTCCTCCTCAGACCACACATAATCATGAATACGCTCCACCCAACGAGGGAACTCCATCCCCACCGAAAAGTTAACTTCCAAACGCACCGATAATCTCCTTCAACTTGTCAGGCTGATAACCAATAACAGGGTCGAACCCGTCAGCTTCAATAACAGGGGTTGACTTCGCCCCAAGCCACCTTTCCAAATAATCCTTCGACACCAAATCCCGGCTGATATCCACAATCTCCGGGTCCATGCCGGCATCCCACATCTTCTGCACAACCCTGGTGCATGGCCGGCACCCAGGTTGGGTGTAAACAATCACCTGACTCATTTGATCCTTTCGATTAAAGCGTTCCTGCCGTGTTTGACCACCAACGAGTTCACGTCCTCCCCCGGCGGCATAGGGATCACTTTCGCGTTCGGCAACTGTTCAGCTATCGACGTTCCGAACTTCTGCCCCGCCTGGTCACCATCGGCCAGCACGTACACGTCCCGGTACCCGAGGAACAGGTCACGAAAGTGGGGTTGCCATAAATGCGCCCCGGCCACCCCCACTGCGGGGATTCCGCACAAGTCTGCGGTTACCGCATCTATTTCACCTTCGGTGATCGCCACCGCAGGTGTTTGTTGCATGAGTGCTGCTGTGTTGTATAGATGCGGTTTGTCACCTGCCACTGACATGTATTTGCCGTGCCCTTGGTGTTCGTGGTTTTGCAGGCACCGGAAACGGATCGCTATAACACCTGCCGGCCTGAGATAAGGTATGGCTAGGTATCCGCGAAACATTTCATGCCCCGGCATCGGATCTGCCACGAATCCAAGTTTGTATCTGTCACCGATTGACGGGTTTTGTAAACCTCTAGTCGTCAAATACTCTGATGCTGGGCTTGCGGGTAGGCTTTGGTGGTAGTGTTTGGCCGCTTGATTCAGATAGTGTCTCTGCGATTCGTTTAGCTGATGAATAGTTGATTCCTTTCTGTGTGGCGATCAGCGTCACCGGGTTGCCTTTGACCCCGCAGCCCAAACAGTTGAACGCTTCTAGTTGGTAGGAGATTGCGGCGGATTTGATGGTGTCGGGGTGGAATGGGCACAGGGTGTGTACCCATTTCTTTCCGTTGTCCGGGGGTGGTTCCCACCCTGGTGTGAGGTATTGGATCGCTTGGGTTATCAATGGTGTTTTCCTGTGTTTGTTGTGTCGCCTGTTAGGGTTTGTCCAATAGGTTTTGAGGTTTCCTTTGTGTTTTGTGTGTTTTTGCCATTTGAACCTGCCCCGGTGTTTACCCATTGTCAAGTTTGCATGTCGGGTGTGACCCGCTCACCGATAACACGAACCGCCGGCGGCTCAGTCAAATAGTCGATACACCGCTCAAAGAACGCAATCTCATCCCTGGCGTGACCCAAAACCCGTGAGTTACACGGGTGGCACAACAACCCCCGAACCAAACCGGTTTTGTGGCAGTGATCCACCGATAACCGTTTGCGTGCCCCTGTGGCCCGCTGGCAGATGAAACACCTTCCTAGCTGATAGCGGTGTATCGCCCAATACTCGTCCCCGGTGATGCCGTACACCTGAATCCAACGCTGCTCCTGGGTTTGGGAACGCCTACTGGCCCTTTTCGCCCTGTGGTGTGTGGCGCACCGTGGGCCGGGGTGCGGCGCTTTCCTACCAGTGGTGATCCCTTCATCGACACAATCAATGCAGTTCTTCCGTTTGTGCCGTCGATCCTGGGAACGATTACTTGGCCTGCGCCTAGCCGTCGTCACCTGGACACCACCCAAGCAATCAACAACACATTCGCCAACCAAATGAACAAAGCAACAGTCAACAAAACATCCAAGTTCACGATCTGTCCTTAATGGTCATAGTGTCACCCCAAAAATCCAACGCCACATAATCAAAACCAGAAGGATCAGCCTTACCCGCACGGTTCTTCACAGTGGAAATCCGCAGGGAAGCCGGCCCCAACGGTTCGTTCACTTTATGAAGCGTCAACACCATTTCCGGCACACGAGCCAACTGCCCCTTCACACCCGAGAGCGGCACATGGCCTTCGGCATCGTTGTACTTACCGGTCACATGATGTAAACCGACTACGCATGATCCTGTTTTGCGGGCTTTGTCGTGCAAAAAATCCATCAACGATTCCAGGCCGGCGAACGGGTTCTCATCGTTCTCCTGCCCGCCGGTACGAACATTGGTGATGTTGTCCACGATCAACAAAGCCGGGTAGTCGCCTTGGAGTTCCCAATACGATTTCAGAACCTCTTTGATCCTCCCCAGGTCAGGTGATGCGTCATAGACGAACCTGATGGGTATGCCGTCGAACTTTTTTCCGTCGTCCCCGATGTTGCCTGCGCGAACCATGTTCGTTGTTTCGGATAACGGTTTCCCTGTGAGGATTGACAGGGTTCTGGATAGTTGGGTGAAAGCGTCGGAGTCTGCTGACAAATACAGGGTGGGTATTTTGGCTTTGAGTGCGTAGGTGAGGATGAGCGCGGATTTGCCGACGCCGGGGCCGGCGCAAATCAACGCTAGTTGCCCGCGTAGGAAGTTCGTTCCTTTCTGTTCAAGTGTTTTCCACACTGCGGGTAGGGGGTCACCGGAGTGCCCTTTGACGTGTAGTGATTGGTTGAGGGTGAACACTGTTCTCCTAATGTCAAGTTGCGTATCTGCAAGCCCAGTTCACATCACAGAAAGCGCACTTCTTCGGGTCTGGGTCGGGGTCAAACCTTTCGGCTTGAATGTTTTCCTCAAGCCTCAGGAACGCTTCTCTGACCCGTTCCCGCGTCCACTCCCCGATCCGGTAAGGAACAGTCGGTTTCCCCGACTTCCCCATCCAAAAATCGCCCACCGTGGGCGGGGCGATACCAAAGCTTTCAGCCAACGCCACCCCGTACACCCCTAACTGGAAATCGTCACCAGGACTGTTACCGGTCTTGTTGTCCCTAACAACCAAACCTTCCGGAGTGTCGATCACCGCATCAATGAACCCCCGAACCAGAACACCATCCAAATCAATATCGAAACCTAGTTCGATACCTGGGCTTCCATCTGGGGCGATCCAGATAACTTCCTGCGGATGACCTGCATACCAGCGAATGTACTTTTCGCACTGATCCAAACCAATCGAGTAACGCCTCTCAATGTCAAGTTCACCACCGTAAGGGCCGGACTTGAACCAAAACTCGAAGTTCGGTGTGACCTGACAGGCTTCCTCGATGTGCCGGCTGTAGGACTCCCTAAACACATCCTGCATCGTTTCAAGGGTCATGGTTCGACCGGATCGCTCGTAGGCTTCAGCAGCCTCGTGAACCGCCGAGCCTTGGGCTAACCAAGCAGCCGGCCTAGACCAAACCTTGTCGATGCGGGAAAGCTTGTAGGCGTAAGGGCAACGCTCATACAGCTTCAGTTGGGACACCGACCTGTGCATCTCAAACCTTCCCAAAAATGGTCAGTTCACCGTGACCGAACATCATCTGCTCATCCTCGATGACTTCTCTGTGTGTCACAGTGAACCCGTCAAACCTTTGTTTCACGGCCAGGTATTCAGGGTCGTCGTCCGCGACGAGGACACTCCGGTACACGAAACCTTCGCCGTGGTTTCGTTCGCCGGCGAAGATCCAATGCGGGTTGGCATAGCTCAAACCTTCTTCCAGTTTCATGTGTTCTTCCACTT